TTCAGTAACACTTGCTGTTAAATCATCAATACTTAATGTAGGATCACCTCCTACATTTAAAATACCAGAATCTCTTGGTTGTAATGAACCAACTGTACCTTTTGGTAATGATGTTTGAGTTGTTCGCAAGTCTGGTTTAGCTGTTACTATTGATGAGGTATCTACAGTTGGCTTACCACCACCAAATAAATTACGCACATCATATTGACCTTTAGTTATTCCAGCTTCTATACCACTAGCACCAAAGCCACCTTGACCAAAAGCCATATTACCTAATCCTGCTAGACCTCCTGCTATGATAGCATTTTTAAAAGCATCTTGTGGTCTTTGTCCTGCAACTAAACCTCCTGCTAAAGAACCTAAACCAGTAGCTAAAAACATCGGCATAGTTGGTAGTAAAAACGGAGCGGCGATTGGTAATACAATCGGTGCAACCTTTTTTACAATCTTTTTTAACCCTTTGAATAATTTTTTTAGAAAAAACTCTGGCTGACCAGTTACTGGATTGATTGAGTTTAATTCATTACCTACTATATAACGAGCAGGATCTAAATCAAGCTCACGCATTTGTTGGAATAACATTTTTTTCAGTCTTGGATTATTATCCAAAACTTCCATAGGTATAACAGTTTCACCCTCTTTAGCGTGAACAACATAAGTGTCACCATTACGACCAAACTCAGAAAGCATTTTACTTGCATTCTTTATCGTAAATAATCCGCCCTCGGGTACAAGCGGTGAATCATATGAAATACTTGCTATACCACTCATGTCTTTATCTTAACACTTCCATTATCATTATACAAGGCTCCAGTCTCTAATCCAGTTTCTGATGTGGGTAAATCAGTTAAAGTAATTTTTGTGCCACGCAGTTCTCCAGGATTTTGTAATTGTGTTGTTAGCTGACCTAAACTTCTTACCATATCATTAAAATATTGAACATCATATTCTTCAGGTGGTAATGAAAAAGTTGGTGGTACTAATTGTCTGCTCATCTATCTCCATCCGCTCTTATATCTACTCGTGGTGTGCCTAATCGCCAGTTCACACCTTGAGTTGTGCTTTCTACTCTTAAACCAAAAGATCTACCACGCAACCTCAAATGATTTAGTTCTGTAGTAGAGGCTACATTATTAGTAGAAGTTTTAACAAAACCACCTCCAGGACTACGTTGTGCCTTTAATGAAAAAACAGTAGTTTTGTTAGCCTCTGCTACATCTGCATCACTATTATCAAAACTTACATCAGGTATCATTCTACGCAAAAACACAAATTGATCTCCGTCTTGTATATCTATTGGGCTTGATTCTATAAAAGAAGTAAACGCTGTACCATCATCATCATTACCTTTTTCATGATTATACACCAAATTAGATGCTGTTGCCATTGGGTATTGATAAACACCTCTATCTACCCAAGAAGTCCTTGATAGAGAGCCAACATACCATATTTTTTGGTCATAATTATACACAACATATTTATCATTCTCTCCAGTGCCACCATTTGATACTGAATTTGTTTGTGATGGATAAAACCAAAACACTTCGCCAAACGCTGTGTTTACTCCTGCATAAACTTTTTCTGCTTGTGTTTCATTAAAATCATTAAAGACATGGTCTCTTACGCTACAAGGAATTATGTTAACACGACCATCATAAATATAAAATCTATCATACCCCATCCAAAACACAGCGTCACCAACAGCTACAGCACTATTAAAACTTCTTATTGTTGTGCCACTTGCTAATTGTGTAATTCCAAAAGTAAAAGGCGGACCAATAAACTGCATGCTGTGAACAGAGGTATCTGTAATTACAACCATTTCTCTTCTAGTTTTTACTGCTGTAACAATTTCAGAACCAGTACCTATCCTTAAATCTCCTGCAGTATTTGTCGTATCTGCCGTCCATAAAAAAGGGTTTTCTTGACTACTGAATCGTATCAGCAATCTATCCTGCACACTAGATCCTTGTGGAGAAGCACCAAAACAAATTACATGACGGTCACGTTCAGACACAATAACTTTACGAGATTTTAAAGGAGCTGAATCTGATAACTCCAATAAAGTTTTTGCTCGTGTGTTTAAACCTAAAGATTTATCCCAATAAAATAAAAACCCATCACGTTCATTAAATATAAGGTCTTCCCCAAAATTATCTTGTGACCATAATCGTAAAGATCCACCACCAGCCGTTTCAGTAGAGGCAGAACCCCAACCATCTGCACCCCATGTTCCAGCACCCCAACCATCACCTGGAACAACAGTGTTGATGCCAATATTAATTTGATACTCTGCATTAGCAGTGCCTGACGCGGATAAAGTAGTAGGAGCGTTTTCTGATAGATTAATTGTATAAGTATTACTCGTTACTGTTAAAATTTCATGTTCTGCATCTAATAAAGTATTCAATGAACTATTGCCAGTATTTGCGGAACTAAATGTAACAAAATCACCAACAAGAGCTCCATGCCCAGAATCATTCACTGTTACGCTCGGACTTGCAGTTGAACTTATTGTAAAAGTAATAGCCATTATGTTTCATCCACAAAATCAGTCACAGTTATACTTGTTGGCACTAACACTGTAACTTCACCAAGAGATGCTGTCATCGCTGGTACTGATTCATTTTGAGTAATAGTTCCAACTTCACCAGTACCACTCACACCAGATTCTAACACTACTGGAGCTAGTGTGTCATTGGATTGTGCATTTATTAGAGGAGGTGTTCCAAGACTTGTAGTCCCTACTACTCCAGTGACAGCAAAAGCCACCGTTTCTGTATTTAAACTTAATATAACTTCATCGCCAACAACTTTTCTCCTAATAGGAGTAATATCTATATAGGCTTCTGATTCCTCTATATAAAATTTAACCTCTGTTCCTATACCTAAATATTTATTGCCTTCAAGATTAGCCCATGTGTGCAATGATCGTGACGTGCCTAAAAAAGTTGCAGTTGAATATTTTTCCCAACCACCAAGTTTTTCTGGATAACCAAAACGAAAACGAACTTTATCACAATCGTTCCAGCCACCTTTGTTTGAGTAAGATGTTGTCTCTTTATTAATTCCTGGTCTGAACTTTAAAGATGTAATAGGCATAAGCTATTTTATCATTATGTTTGATAATTGGCAAGCTGTTAGAAAATCAGAAGTTAAATACCCCATTCAGTCATTGCCTGATTAGCAATGGGTAAAAAATGACTTTTTTCTAAAACTTCCATGTTTTTAGATATAACAGGATTTGGGTTTGGCATATTATGTCGCCATTCCATTCTAACTCCTGCTCCCCAATAATTAAAATTTATCGTAACTCTATGAGAAGAATTTGTGGGAGAGGAACTTGAATGTGGTGTAGTTGCATCAAAAAGTAAAAGCCTATTTTCAACTGATTGAACCTCATAGCCATCATCCATTGTTGTCGGAGCATCACAATTTGTAAGATAAAACAAGGCTCCTTGATGTTTAAACACACCATCTCTGTGTTTAGCATGATGATAGACTTCTTTGCCTCTGCTTGGAAGATACAAATTAGCTTTTATTCTTTGAAAGCCTTCTATATGAAGTTTTGAAGTTATGAAAAAAAAGGGCTCTAAATCTACACCTTGTTGCCATTGCTCTCGTGGAGGGCGATGAGAGTGAAATACTGTAGAAGCAAAATAACAATCGTCATTTTTTTCATCATGGCTATTTATTCTTCTACTAAATTGCCAAGGGAATCCATTTAAAAGATATTCTTTTAAAATTCCAAATTCATTTTGTGGTAAAAAATTATCATAAACAATATAATACATTTTTTTCTCTCCTATTTAAAGTTAGGCCCGACAACCCAACAAACTAAACTATATCTAGTGCCTTTTGTTACTGGCTTGACTCCGTGCTTCACATAAGAGGGAAAGAAAATAGCAGTGCCTTGATCCATAGAATCTTCAACTACAAATTTTTCTTTATCGTCTGGAAATTCAAAAACACCTCCTTCGTAATAATTTGGTGGTGTAAGTTGAATTGATAAAGAAAGTTTTCTAACTGGATGATCATGTGGCACATGATCGTAATTACCATCCATGTGAGGTTTGTAAAAACCTTGATTTTTTTCATCGTATTGAGTTATTTGAAAAGGCTCTGGATCAAATAAATCAAAGTTATATACTTCATTGTTAATTTTTTTAATTAAATTTATTATTGGTTGGTATATATCGTAGTGCTTAACTGATCCTGCTAACCAACTAACTTCACTTTTCCTAATGTTAGGTGTATTTCCTTCAAAAGTAGTTGCAGCATTAAAATCTTTTTTTGTTCTTTCAATAATTGTATTACACAAATCAGCCGAGATTGCTTTTTTTGCTATGACTATATTTCTTTTCATCTTGTGCCTTGACTAACTAAATGTGTTCTTGGTCTTTTATCAAATGCAAAGTCTTTGTGAGGTCCATTAGCATCTACATAATGTAAAAATACATGAGAACTATATTCCATAGGACAGGCATTTCTGTAATGTTCTTGTTCAATGCCTTTATAAATTACACCTTGACCCAGTTTTAAGGCAAATGGTTTCTTATCTACAAAAATCTCCCAAGGAGTATTTGGCTCAGAGCAATCTAGTAAAATAGTAGTGCTGTATTCACAAGATTCTCTATCAGTATGATTTTTTAAATCACTACCTTTTTTATAAGTTCTAAAATAAGAGTAAGTTGGAATTAATTTTTGTTGAGATAGTTGTTCCAAAGTCGGCTGTAAATGTAGTAATAAAGTTTCAAAAACGGGGTCTGCGTATATTGAAATATTATCATCACCATCCTCTTTAGGATGCTTTTGATTTACTACTCTACTATGTAATCTTAGATAATATAAAAGGTGTTCTGGAAGAACAAATACAGAATTTTTCATATGCTACTTTCTATAACAGTTTTAGCATATTATTTTATTAACTCCAAGGAAAACTTGCAACAAAATCATCGCCAGTACCTGATCCTTTAGCAGTAGCTCCGCTTACTGCCTCTTCAAAAGCAATACCTGAATCTAAGTGATGCTTAACTTGAGCGATTGTATCAGCAGTTAATTTTGCCTCAACCCATGTTTGTACTTTTGATTCTGATAAAGAATTGTATGCAGTAAAACTTGACCAGTCAGAAGGATTACTTAAATCAATATCATAACCATGAACTGTATTAATACTTGAATCGGATCCACTTGTCGCTGTTAATTTGCCTTCTACTCTTTTGACAACATCGTTATAAGTTGTGCCATCAACAGTAATGTTTTTAGTGTATAATTTTGTTATTGTCCATGTGTATGTGTTTGCCATATTTACTCCTTATGATTGCACAGTCCCAGATACAGTTCCGTTGTTTGTAAAAGTTAATGATATTGGACTATCTTTTTCTATAGCTAATCCAGCCGCTCCTACGCTTCCAGCACTTCCACCAGCCGAACCATTGGTAGTTGAGTTCGTTCCTGCTTGACCTGCTTGACCTGCGGCTCCAGCTTGACCAAATCCACCACCATCGCCACCATTACCTCCGTTTCCACCATTACCAGCGTCTCCCGTTGATCCAGAAGCTCCAGAAGCTCCAGAATCACCTCCTGGCTGATTGTTAAACCCTCTACCTAAACCTCCAGCGGCTCCTGCACCACCAGAGTGACCACTAACTTGATTTTGTGATTGTTGAGGGTAACTTACACTAATACGATAATAATTATAATAAAACTGAGGATTTTCTGGTAGGTTAGGAACATTAAGTGCGTAAGCTGGTCCTCTAGTATAAGTATAAATACCTTTGGTATATGAAGTTTGACTTGCACCGCCAGGGCCTACGTAAGCACCTAAGTTACCAGTGACATTATTTCCACCAGGTGGAGCCGCACCATGCACTGAACCACCTAAAGGACCAAAACCTATAAAAAGTGAATAATAAGGATTACCGATATAAGTCCATCTTGTATTATTACTTGGAGTGGTTATAATAGTTGGTCCTTGTTGTACTGTTGTTTGTTGTTGTTGCTCAAGATTGCCACCAAGACCACCTCCAGCTCCTCCAGCACCACCGCCACCACCAGCAAGAATACTTCCGTTATTGATAATAGTACAGTCGGTTTCTACTTTTATAGCATCTCCTCCAGCACTACCATCGCCACCATCGCCACCAGCACCACTAGATCCTGCTGATCCAGCCGATCCTCCCGCACCACCAGCACCCATGATAGTTCCATTGTTTGTAATAGTTATTGTACCAGCACCACCTGAATCTACTTCTAAAGCAAACTCTGATGTATTATTTGTTCCTAATGTTATAGCTGATGGAATGACAACATTTTTTGGATAATCTAAATCATAATCATCACCAAACAAAGTAGACACATCTTGGTCTGTACCAGATGTACCACTTAGCCCTGTTGTAGAATAAGTAAAAGTAAAACCTTTAGCTTGATCATAATAATCACTAACGTCTATTGCACCAGAAGTTGCAACACTTGCAGCAAGATTGACAGCTTGATTATCGCCTGCTTTTTTCTTAATGTTTGTACCACCTCTGTAAAGGTCACCCAAACTAATAGCACTAGAACCTCCAACAAACTCAGTTCTAAGAGCAGAAAAAGATAAAGATTGTCCAGAACTTGGTATAGCCACTAATTAGCCTCCGTTATTTATTTGTTGTTTTAATTGTGTAATTTCTTGTTTTAGTTCCTTAACGGCCTCTATCAACACAGCAGTCATCTTAGCGTAATCAACTGACTTAGTTTGCATTTCATCATCGGCAGTTAAAACAACTTCTGGTAAGATAGGCTCAACTTGTTGTGCAATTACACCTATTTGAGTTTTTGCATTTGTTACATCATTTCTTTTATAAGTTACACCTTGTAGTTGCATAACTTTTTCAAGGCCACTAGTAATTGGTTGTATGTCTTCTTTTAATCTTTCATCAGAAAAAGCAGTTACATCATTGTTAAATGTAGCG